GCTCTTTTTTTACAGCCGCGTTTTAAAGTAGGGTGGGGTTTCCCCGTTTTGGAGCATTACATGGCAGGACGCAAGCCAAAACCGACGACGTTAAAGCTTATTCAGGGCAATCCGGGCAAGCGCCCGATCAACAAGTCAGAGCCAGTTGCAAAGGGCGAAGTTGAAATGCCGGATTGGTTAAGCGACTCGGCAAAATCACAATGGGAAATTGTCAGTAAGACGCTGAAACAGTCTGGGCTTTTGACTGCGCTTGATAGTCAGTCACTGGCTTTGTATTGCGAGGCTTTTGCGCGATTTAAAGAAGCGTCCGATGCGCTAGCTCGAGACGGGGCGATGATCGTCACACCTAATGGGATGACAATGCAATCGCCGTGGCTTGCGGTCGCAAACAAAAGCCACGATCAAATGGTCAAGTTGTTGGCTGAATTTGGTATGACGCCAAGTTCACGGAGCAAAGTGACCGCAACCAAACAAGACGAAGTTAATCCTTTTGCGAGATTCAGTTAAGTGTGTCGAGCCATATTGATCGCTGCAATGACTATGCCCGAGGTGTAGTCGCGGGGAAAATTCCTGCTGCGAAATACATTAGGCTCGCCTGTCAGAAGCACATCGATGACCTGAAATTAAGTAAGAAGAAGGAATTTAAATACAAGTTTGATAACGATGCGGCATCCAAGGCTTGCGAGTTTATTGAACTATTCCCACACGTTAAGGGAAAATGGGCGAGGACGTTAGAGCGGATTGTTTTAGAGCCGTGGCAATGCTTCATCCTTTGTAATATTTTTGGTTGGCTGAGAAAGTCTGACAAACGACGGCGGTACCGATCGGCGTACATCAAGGTTCCTCGAAAAAACGGCAAGTCGATGCTGGCCGCTGGAATCGGTTTGTACATGCTGCTGGCAGACAAAGAGCCGGGTGCCGAGATTTATTCGGGCGCGACAACCGAGAAACAGGCGTGGGAGACGTTTAGGCCGGCCAAGGATATGCTGGTAAAAACGCCTAATGCATTGCAATATTTTGGCGTTGAAGTTTTTGCTAAATCGATTTCGTCGGCAAAGACTGGATCCCGCTTTGAGCCTGTGATTGGCAAGCCTGGAGACGGTTCCAGTCCGCATTGTTGTTTAGTCGACGAGTATCACGAGCACGATACGCCTGATCTGTACAACACGATGGAAACTGGGATGGGTGCGCGAGAGCAGCCATTGATGTTGGTGATTACGACTGCCGGTTTTAACCTTGCAGGTCCGTGTTATGAGAAAGAAACCGAGTTAAAGCGGGTTCTTGATGGCGTGGTCGACAACCCCGAGTTGTTCGGCATGATCTACGGTATTGATGACGAGGACGACTGGAGCGATCCGGCGTCGCTCAGGAAGGCCAATCCGAATTATGGTGTTTCCGTCGATGCCGAGTTTTTGGAGTCAGCACAGCGTCAAGCTTTACAAAATCCAGTTCAACAAAACAGATTTAAGACGAAGCACCTAAACGTATGGTGCTCGGCTCGAGCCGCGTGGATGAACATGCAGCTCTGGCACCTTGCGGGTGATCCGCTGCTGACGATTGATGAGTTGGCTGGTGAAGAATGCTGGTTTGGTATTGACCTAGCGTCTAAAACCGACCTTTGCACTTTGCAGATTTTGTTTCGTAAACAGCTAGCTGGTGAAGATCACTATTACTTGTTTGGTCGGTATTGGTTGCCAGAGGATACGGTTAACGAGCCCGGCATCAATCACGCGTCATATGTGAAATGGCAAAAGCAGGGTGTATTGACCGTGACGGACGGTGCCACGGTGGATTTTGAACAGGTAACCGAGGAAGTCGTTGAGTTGATGAAAAGACTCAATCCCGCCGAGGTGGTGTTTGATCCATTCAATGCTACGCAAATGAGCCAGAATTTAATGGCTGCAGGTGGCACAACTGTTGAGTTTACGCAAACGCCTCAGAACTTTGCGCTACCGATGGATGAGATTTTGTCGATGCTTAAAGCCAATCGGTTGCATCACGACGGTAACGAAATGACAACGTGGTGCATGAGTAACGTGGTTGGGCGAATCGCTCGGAAGGGCTTGTTGGCTCCAACCAAAGAACGGCCAGAAAACAAAATAGATGGAGCGGTGGCGGCAATTATGGCTATGAGTCGCCCAATTTCAAGCGATCCGAAGCCCTTTGTGATCGACTCAACGTATCAAATTTTAATGGTCTAGCGAATGGGTTTATTGAGTTTCTTAACGGGTCGCAAAGCGTCGATGGATGACCGCTCGGCGTATGGCTCGTTCTGGTTTAACCCTCTTGGTTTTGGCAATTCCGCAGGCATGCGCGTCTCGCCTGACACCGCCATGCGGATCGGTGCGGTGTATGCGTCGGTTCGCGTGTTGTCGGAGACCATGGCATCGTTGCCATTTTGCCTGACCAGACCTCGCGCCGACGGCGGCAAAGATCGAGTAACCGATCACTGGGCATATCGGTTGTTCAATCGTCGGCCTAACGAGTTTCAAACGCCATTTGAGTTCAGGGAAATGCTGCAAGGTCATTTGGCATTGCGCGGAAATGCTTACAGTCAGATTTTCACTAATCAAAAAGGTGAAATTACCGATTTGCTGCCAATCTCACCAGATGCAATCACGGTTGAGATTTTAGAAAACGGTGATTATCGGTACCGGGTGCGCCTACGAAACGGCGACACGACAGTATTGAGTCGAAGCGAAGTTTGGCATTTGCGTGGGCTGTCGAGCGACGGAATTTTAGGTTTGTCGCCGATTGCGATGGCTCGCGAGAGTTTCGGGGCGGCGCTCGCCGCTCAAGATTACTCGAACCGATTTTTTAGCAACGACGCAAAGCCGACTGGCGGCTGGCTTGAAATGCCCGGAGTTTTTAAGGACGCCGAGGCCAGAAAAGTTTTTCAAGAATCGTTACAAAATGCTCAGTCCGGCTCAAATCGTCACAAGCTGATGGTTCTAGACAATGGCATGAAGTATCACGAGGTCGGCATAAACAACCGTGATTCACAATTTCTGGAACTTAGACAGTATCAAGTTACAGACATTGCAAGGATTTTTAGGATTCCGCCGCACCTGATTGGTGACTTGTCCCGAGCGACGTTTACAAACATCGAGCAACAATCGCTTGAGTTTGCAACGTACACGATGACTCCGTGGGCCGAGCGATGGGAGTCATCTATTGAATCTCAACTGCTGCTTGACAGCGACAACCTAGAAGTAGAGTTTGACTTTGACAACCTCTTGCGAGGCGATCAGGCCGCACGTGCCGCGTTTTATTCGTCCGGTATTAACGCAGGCTGGCTAACCAGAAACGAAGCCCGTGTTGCCGAGAATTTGAACCCAATCGAGGGCTTGGATGAACCGCTTGTTCCTCTGAATATGGTCGAGGATGATGGCGAAACTGAGGCCAGCGAAACGAGCGAATTGCCGCCGCAAGACACCGCGAGCGCAAGGTATCAAGCGCGATTAAATGCGATCTTGCAGTCAAGCGTTGATCGCTTGGCTCGTCGCGAAATCGGAATGATTGCGGGTTTCGTTAAATCATCGACCCCTCACGATCAGGTTAAAGAACAGTATTTGGCGTTTGGTCAGATTGTGTCGGACGCGCTAGGCGTCGATGCTTCGCTTTACGTGGCTGATCGATGTTTGCAATTCTGCGCCCTGCAGTCGGGCGAGATTGAATTATTTACTAGGTCGGCTGCGACTGAGTTGGCTCGATTGGCCGAATTGGAGAAATAGACATGAAACGTGAATTGTTAATCAGCGAGTTTTTATCGACCCCTTGGGCATTGATGCCAGAGCGTCTAAACGCGATGACCGCTGTATTGGCTCGTTGGAATTTAGGTATTCCGGCAGGCCAAAGCACCATGGCGAATATTGAGGCCGCGAAAGAGGCCAGAGCAGCCCGAGCCGCGTCTGTTCCGACTCAGGGCGGTATTGCCGTTCTGCCTTTGTATGGAATCGTGACTCAGCGCGGCAATATGGCTGATGACGTGTCGGGTCCAGGCTCGGTGAGCACACAGCAATTCGGTTCTGCCATGACAAACCTGATTAACGACGACTCGGTCGGTCAAATTCTGATCGATATTGACTCACCCGGCGGATCCGTCTACGGGGTGTCTGAGCTTGCCGATCAAATTATTGCGGCACGCGCAAAAAAGCCAATCGTGGCCATCGCCAATTCCCTTGCTGCATCTGCGGCCTATTGGATCGGATGTTCTGCCTCAGAGTTTTACGTCACGCCGGGCGGTGAGGTCGGGTCAATCGGGGTATGGCAAGCACATAACGATTATTCAAAAGCCCTTGCAGATGAGGGCGTTGTGACCACGTTGATCTCGGCCGGAAAATTTAAGGTTGAAGGAAATCCTTATGAACCTTTGGATGAGGAAGCTCGCGCTTTCATGCAGTCTCGTGTTGATGATTATTACTCGGCATTTACCAAGGCCGTCGCAAAAGGTCGAGGTGTGCCCATTGATACGGTTCGAAACGGTATGGGTCAAGGTCGAGTATTGGGTGCAGACGAAGCGCTTGCCAACAAAATGGTTGATGGTGTCGCCACGTTTGACGATGTTTTGTCGCAGATGAAGAAAAAAGGACAGGCAACACGCATGCCAGCTAAGGCGAGCCGTCTGTCTGCCGCTGCAAACGAGTTGAAATTGATTGCTTGAATCGGGAGTCCGTTGACTGCCAAAAGTAGTGAGGCTATCCGTCGATAGCTAAAAAATCCGATGCGCCGAAAGGCGCTTTTTTTTATGCCCAAAGCCACCCGTTGAGGTGGCTTTTTTATTTGGAGTATTCAAAATGAGTAAAAAAATCCGCGAACTGCAGGCCAAACGAGCCGCTGCCGCACAAGCCAAAAATGAAAGCCTGAAAAGCGCAGGCGCAATTTTGGAAAAAGCCAACACCGAAGCCCGTGATCTAACGGACGACGAGCAGGCACAATTTGACTCATACAAGGCATCCGCTGACGCAAAAGGCGCGGAAATGTCTCGTATTCAAGCGCAGATCGATATTGAGCAAGACATCGCCGCTCAATCCGCTTTTGTTGAGCCTGTTGCAGATGCCTACATTTCGGTGACAGAAAACGCTGACAAAGACGAAAAGCGCGGTTTCAAATCTTTTGGCGACTTTATGTCGTCAGTGCATCAGGCAGCATTGCCTAATATGCGCCCAGATCCTCGCTTGGCTGCAACGCCGTCCTTATATTCTGGCGAATCGACAGGCGCCGATGGTGGCTTTTTGGTTCCACCTGAGTTCAGTAAAGAAATTTTTACGCTGTCTTTGACAGAAGATTCTTTGTTGCCTCTGACCGATACGGCCGAGATCAGCTCGAACTCAATGGTTATCCCAAAAGACGAGACCACTCCTTGGGGAACCAATGGCATTCGCGCTTATTGGCAGGGTGAATCAAGTGCTGCGACAGGTACCAAGCCTGTTCTCGGCGCAATGGCTCTGCGTCTGAAAAAGTTGATGGCACTCGTTCCGGCATCCGATGAAATGCTTGAGGATTCGACGATGTTGACCAGCTACTTGCCAAACAAGATTGCTGACTCGATTCGCTGGAAAACCAACGAGGCGCTGTTGTTCGGTACTGGCGGACCCGTGCCTTTTGGCGCGTTTTCCGGTAACGCAGTAATCACTCAGTCAAAAGATACCGGCCAAGCGACTAAGACGCTCACAGCAACCAATTTGGCGAACATGATCGCTCGGTTGCCTCCCGCATCATTTGGCCGCGCTGTCTGGCTGATTAACAATGACGTGCTGCCAGCACTCTTTACCCTGACGCTCGGCAATTACCCAATTTATTTCCCCATGGGTAATCAACAAACCGGCGCAATCCAGACGAGCCCCTACGGAACGCTTTTAGGTCGCCCTGTAATCGTTACTCAACACGCCAATACGTTTAGCTCGCAAGGAGACGTTCTGCTGGCCGACATGAGTTATGTCCAAACGATCACCAAGGCTGGCGGTTTCCGCACCGACACATCGATGCACATTTATTTCGATGCCGATGCGACAGCCTTCCGCACTGTGTTCCGTCTCGATGCACAGCCAAAGATCACGGCTGCAATCAGTCCTGCTAAAGGCGCGAACTCTCTGTCACCTTTTGTCCAGCTAGCCGCGCGCTAATCGGACAGCCTCGCTCGGGTTCGCCCGAGCAGTTTTCAAATTTAATTGTTTAGGAGAAACGTATGTTTCCAAATGCAAAAGGATCCGAGTTGGTCGGAGTAGTTGGCAATATTCCGGCTCAGGCCGTGGCTGGTGCCTCAGTTACGTCCGGCTGGATTTCAATGGCTCAGTTGTTTTCACTTTTGGCTTTGATTGAAGTGGCTGCGCTTGGTGCTAGCGCATCGGTTGCTGCCTCTATTAGTCAGGCTATCGACAATCAAGGCACCAGTGCAAAAGCTTTGAAATCAATTGCACCCATCACCAGCTCGAATCAAATCGCGCTTGCTGATGTGCTGGCCGATAGCTTGGATGGTGCCAATGGCTTCTCGTATGTCCAGCTAACACTGACGGTTACTGGCGCATCCAGCATCGTTGGCGCAAAACTGCTGGCCACTACTGATCGCTATTACCCAGCGAGCTCGCAGAATATTTCTGCTGTTTCGCAAATCGTTTAACAGCTGAAAACAAGCTAGTGGCCTCACAAGGGCCACTAGCCTTGTGGAATTCAAAATGTCGCTTAAACAATTATCTGTATCGACGGATGAGCCAGTCACGCTTGCCGAGGCGAAGTTGCACCTTCGCGTGGAAACGGATGACGACGACACCTTGATTGCGTCGTTAATCACGGCTGCGCGCCAAGGGGCAGAGACAATGACACAACGTCAGCTTATGACGGCTCGGTGGCGTCTTTATCTCGACTCGTTTCCTGCAGGCCAAATGTTTGCGCCTTTTGGGGCGGCATTTTCAATTCCACAAACTGCAATTTTGTTGCATAAACCTCCGCTTCAATCTGTGGATTCAATCAATTATCTGGATATGAGCGGGGCGCAACAAACGCTAGACTCGTCGAAATATACGGTTGACCTCTCATGTGAGCCTGCTCGCATTACGCCGATATTTGGAACGGTTTGGCCTCCAACATTGCCTCAGATCAATGCTGTGTGGGTTGATTTCACGGCAGGCTATGCCGACGCTTCGAGCGTGCCAGACGGCATCAAGGCTTGGATAAAAATACGCGTCGGATCGCTGTATATGCACCGAGAGGAAGTTGCCATTTTGCCTCGTGGGAAAATGGAAGAGCTGCCCTTCGTCAATACTTTGCTGGATCCGTATCGAGTGGTGACGATGTGATTGCGGCAGGCGAGCTTCGGCACAGAATATCTGTGCAAGAGTTGTCCAGGACACCTGATTCTCTTGGGCAACTTACAGACACGTGGACTACGGTCTTAGATAACATTTCCTGCGTAATTGAGGATTTGTCCGGCAAGCAATTAGAGGCCGCACAAGCGATGAGTAGCGAAATCAATACTTTGATACGTCTAAGGTACAACGCTGCGATCACAAACCGCATGCGAGTGTCGTACCCAGCGAAGAATCAAACGTTTAAGATTGTTGCGGTGTTAAACGTAGACTCAATGAATGTTGAACAGCATTTAATGTGTTCGCGCAACTTGGTGAAGATGTCCACATGACGAATGACGATCAAGTGGCGGCGGCACTGGCAACAATTTCTGCTATTTCGTCGTACCCGATTCGACCTGACGTGGCAGATTACGAAGACGTGCCACCCTACATCATTTATCAAGAGGTGTCGCAACCGAATGGTGGCTATA